ATTGATAAACTAATTTTGCTGTATCTATATTTTCTTTACTACCAAATTTTTCTAAAGCACCTCTAATTGTATCAAACTTTTCATTTGGAGTTAGAACGCTATATCCTGGTGCACTAAAAACTCCTTGATTGTTTGCGAATCGGTTAGCAAGTCCACCAATAAAATCAAAATTTTTAGTTAAGGTTCCACCTTGTCTGAGATCCAATCTACCAGTTTTTAATTGTTCTATTCTATCTTCGAATGCATTTACGTTTGCATTATAGTTTGGATCAGTTGCTTTTGAATTATTTTGTTTATAATCTGTTAATTGTTTTTCTAAAAGTGCTATCTCATTCTTAGTTGCTTCAACAACTGCTTGTTGTGTGTCTAGAGGTTCTTCTTCTCTAGTTGTCAATTCTCCAACTGTTGCATCTATTCGACCTTGACTTTCCTCACTAAGTGCTTTAAATTCTGGACTTGTTTTACTATCAATAAAATAATTTTTTATCATATCTTCAATGACAGTTTTAAACTCAACTGTCCTTTTTAAGAAATTAATAATTGGTTTTTTGAAGACATTGAATAAAGCAGCGATTCCACCAATGGCAAGAATTCCTAAGATACCTTTTATTAAAGGCACTGCAAGTAAAGTAAAAATTGGAAGTGCCATTGCTGCACCACCGATTAGTTTTCCTACAAATCCAAATATGCCTGCACCTTTAGTCACTGACTCTTTTAAAGATTTGGCAATACCAAAGGTAGAACCAACTGAATCTCTAATAGTATTCATGCTTTTCTTTAGATCTTTATTTACTCTTTTAGATCCAAAAAATCCAACATAATTTATACCAAACTTCTCCTCTTTCGTTACCTCTGGTTCATTTGAAATTGTTTCTGTTATATCTCTAATATTTCTCACACCACTTCTTGCTGCACTTACTATACCTGCAGTTGCACTTCCTGTGATTCTTCTAGGTGAGATTGCTGGTCTTATCATTTACATATTTGCTTGTTTTGCTTTTAAATTCTCTTCTTCAATGTATTGGTTTAGTAATCCAACATAGATGTCTCGTTCCCAAGGCATCATATTTTCAATTTCAGTCAAAGAGTATTTATGGTGTTGCATCAAGGCAAAGTTAAGTTTGAAGTATGACTCAAGATCAATATGAGCCATAACTATCCGAAAAAACTCGTTATACCCTCCAACGTAACGTCACTTTCAATTTTTGTTTTAGGATTTGTAACCTTAATCGTATGAGATAATTTAGGCATCGTCTCAAAGAAAGTTTCAACCTGTTTAAATTGATTTGAATTTAATGTTTCTAACCATTCATTCAACTCTTTCTTTGTGCAGTCAGCAGCTGCCCAAGATTCATCTGCGTTATATACAACATCAATACAAGAAGAGATGATATCCAAAGATGCATCAAATGTTATATCATCAACATTAGAAATATCAAAATTATTTTGGACAAATTCATTTAATGATGGGTACTTCATTCTCAAAGTTAAACTTTCATCTAAAGTAATGTCACGACTATGCTTTTCACTCTTTTGAACTTGTATTTCATCAATAAAAATTTGAGATTCAACTTTTGTTTCACCATCATCAGGACAAGTTATTACAACATCCACAGATTCACCTACTGATTTACCACGTATGTTCAGGAAGATATATTCAATGTCAAATGTGGGAAGTTCTTCAACTTTAATTCCTCTGGTTAGTATACAAGACTTCAAAGTAGATTTAATTGCATTTGTAATCTGCTTTGTGTCTTGACTTTCTAGTGCAAGAATTAAAATTTTCTCCTCTCTTACAAGGAATGGTCTATATTTTATTTTTTTTCCCGTTGATGGTAAAACCAACTCATGTGTCGGGGTAGATATTTTTGGTAAAGGCATAATATTATATTCAGTATTGTATATAGCAAGGTTTTAGTAACCGTAATAACCACCATAAGAACTTGATCCGTAAGAACTCGATCCATCAGATCCAGAACTAGAAGAACTCTCGGTGCTAGAGGTGGTTTCTCCAGAAGAATCTGTATTAGTGGTTGTAGTTGTAGACTCAGTTGTAGTTGTCCCACCACCACTTGTTTCTGTAGTTTGAGTTGTTTGAGATGTTCCCTCACCTGCAGTAGTTTGTTCCTCTGTAACAGGGTTTATTTCTGTAACTGGATCACCGACAATGAAACTATCAGGAGATAAACTTTCTTTATACGTATCATATATGATAGCATGTGGATAAGGAGCGTGTCTTTCACCAACCATCTTCACACCCATATGTTCATGATATGGCCCATAGTATGCCTTTCCACCACTCGTATAACCAACTGGTTGAGTTGGATTAGGATCATTTGTACTAGGTGCTATTTGAGATCCGATTACTTTTGGTCTGAGAGGATTGACTTGAGTTAATTGATTAGTATTTGCAAGTCTTTCTCTGACGGATTGTTGAACATTACCATGTTTTTCAATCGTATGTCTGAGATAAGTAAATGCAACTGTGACTTGTAAAAATGTGCTACCTTCATAAGACATTTGAACAGCGTTAAGATTAACTGGAAACGTATCAATAAAATGATAAGTCAAGAGTGGCATATTTTTGAATGTATTATTTCTATCGTTTGGATTCTGTAAGAAATCTCTTTCAAATTTAGTGATCTGTATCTTTCTTCGATAATCGTCTGGGTATCTAAATCTTGAATATGTATTTCGATCTTGATATGCATTTAGTTGACTTGATTCTGCTCCATCATATCTACCTCTGGTTCCATCGTATACTGGATTAATGTAATTCATCCACTCCTCAAACATACGCAATACGTTATAGTCATTATCAATATAAAAAGTTAAATCAAATTCATTATATATTCTTCTTGATGCAAATCTCTCTGTCATTCCCTGACGACTTCCCATCTCTTCTGAAATATTAAAGTTAGAACCTGGTAAAGATGCCTGAGAACATAAAAAATCATACTTCTGACTTGTAGAATTTGTATCAACAAATAGACCACAGTTAGTTAGATACTCATATAAACCCAAATTATCTCCTACCTGACTTCTACGAACAAGATCTAGCGATACCTTGAATTGAGTTGATATCGCAAGTTTCGAAAATATTGGACTCGCATTAGGTATACTTAAGTGTAAGTCTTCCGATTTTATTGCCATCTAAATAGTTTTTAAATTGATCCTGATAATATATGTATGTCATATAAAGGAAAATATTACCCAAGATACCCAAAAAAGTATAAAGGAGATCCCCGAAATATTATTTATAGGTCTTTGTGGGAAAGAAAATTTATGAACTACTGCGACTTAAATGAAACAGTAAGTGAGTGGCAGTCAGAAGAGTTCTGGATTCCCTATCGCTCTCCAATTGATAATAAGGTTCATCGTTACTTTCCAGATTTTTTTCTTAAGTATATTGACAAGAGTGGAAAGAAAAGAACTATGGTTGTAGAAGTGAAACCAAAGAAGGAAACAAAGATGCCAAATGTAAATCCAAAGAAAAGAACAAAGGCATGGGCACACTCAGTGAAAACATACGCAGTAAATCAAGCAAAATGGAAAGCAGCACGAGAGTTCTGTGCTGATCGTAATATTGAATTTAAAATTATGACTGAAGATAATCTAGGTATCAAATGACCATCGGAGAAACAATAAGAGAAAAAGCACAAGGTTCTGCTGATCTAACTCCAGATTGGTATGCTAACGAATTGTATTCAGAGTTATCACAAGTAGCAGAAACTCGTTTACCTGAAATAGGAGAACTTTGTTTCTTCTCATACTCTGCTCAGTTTCCAGAAAAATATCCTTTCTTTGATCGTAGACCACTTGTATATGTGATGGAATATCAGAACGATAAACTACTCGGAGGTAACTTGCACTATCTAAATCCGAGTTACCGTGGCACAATTGCAAAAAACCTCATAAATAGGGTAGGTGCCATATTACCAAAGAAGACATTACACAGATATTTTTTTAGTAACATCGGAGACATTTTTATTATTCCACCTGACCCCGAAGAGTATGCGAGTGTTGCACAATTAGTAACTGAGAATTTTTCTAATAAATATGGGCAGAAGGTATCACCACAAAAGGCTTGGGATAGTAATTAAATGTCATTAAATCAGGTTAGAAATATACAAGACGAAGGAAAAACATTTGAGGTCTGGTCAAATGAGGATGGTAGTGAATGGGAAATTAGAAAACCAACACCATCACCAGGTGATCCTGGATATTCAGCATATGGCATATTGGCTAGTGGTGGTGAAGGTTTAGACCTAACTTCACCAAGAGTTGTTGTAAGAAATAATGAATATGTGAATAATTATAATAATTCGGATTTATCTTTAAATGCAAAAAATGAGGTCTTTAAAGATTTGCAAAGTAGAGATGGTTTTAATAATCTCGCTGATACTTCTACAGAAGTGGGTATTGGTTCAACACCACCACCAAATGGAGATATTGAACAACCAAAGGCTTCATTTGAATTTCCTGAGTTTGGTAGAGTTGACAAGATATTACAACAACTAAGTTTGAGGAACTTAAAATATCCAATTGATGCTGACTATGGTAACACACAAGATTACATACAGATAAATCAGTTTTCATATAAATCACCATCAGAGGGAATATTTTTTCCAAAAGCAAAAGATGGTAAAACAGCACAAGAAGTGGGATTTCAAAATACTTTAGGAATAGTTGGAGGAGGTGTTCCGTCAGGGACACCAAAAGAAAAAGCAATTGGTCTAGTTAAATTACCAATGCCAAACAGTTTGGCAGATTCAAATAATGTTTCTTGGGGGCCTGACCAACTTAATGCACTAACTGCTGCTGCGACTTCAGCAGCGATGGGAGTTGCTAGTCCAGCTTTAGATGGAATACTTCAATTTCTTGCAGATTCAGGTAAATTTGAAAATGCTGGAGAATTTATTAATCAGGGATTTCAACGAGCTGGAGATTTTGTTGGAGATACATTTACAAGTCTTAAAAATGCAATGGGAGGTGTTAGCGGTGATGACATAAGAGGGAATGAAAACATAAATCTTTTAGGTAAAACAGTTCTTGGATCAACTTTACTTAACCTCTTACAATTTCAAGTGTCCCCTGAATCAATTCTTGCAAGAGGAGCAGGTGTAGTTCCAAATAATAATCTTGCTTTACTTTTTAATTCACCTACGTTAAGAGAATTTACTTTTAGTTGGAAGATGAGTCCTCGTAGTCGTGAAGAGGCAACAAGAGTTAACAACATACTTCGCTTCTTTAAACAAGGTATGGCAGCAAAGAAATCAAATAAGACTAAAAGTGGTGGTGCATCTTACTTCTTAGGAACACCAAATGTTTTTGATATACATTTTAAAACAGCAAAGACAAAAGATTATCAAATTTTAGATCGAAACGATTCTGTATTGAGAATTAAAACTTGTGCTTGCACTGGTGCTGCAGTTAACTATACACCAGAAGGAATGTGGAATGCATATGAAAAAGGTCAACCAGTTGCAATTACATTAACACTTAGATTTAATGAACTTGAACCAATCTTCGATACAGATTATGATAACGATTACTTTAATTATGATCCTCAGAGAACTGATTTACTTCCAGTTCCAACAGATGCGGTGGGTTACTAATGGCATATTTTCAAGAACTACCAAATATACTATATCCATCTTTACTTCCCTCTAGGAATAAAGTTGAAAGTAGAATTACTGTCAAAAATTTATTTAAAAGATCCAAATTAAGAACAGATTTAGATCAGGCAATCACTGCTTTTAATTATTATAATATCAAAGATGGTATGAGACCAGACATGGTTGCACAAGAACTATATGATAATCCAGAATTAGATTGGGTGGTATTAACATCAAATAACATTACTAATATAAGAGATCAATGGCCATTAGATCATAATGATTTACAAGAATATATGATAGAGAAGTATGGATCAGAAGAAAACGTTGCGAAAGTCCATCATCATGAAACAAGAAAAATAGTTGATGAATATAATCGTGTTGTGATACCTGCAGGTTTAGAAGTTGATAAAGATTTTAGTTTTCAATATTTAAGTTTTTCAAAGCAAGTTGTAAAAGTTCTTGCAAGTCAAGTAGTAGCGGAAATTACAAACTACCAGTACGAAGCAAAATTGAATGATGAAAAAAGAAGAATAAGAGTATTAAAATCTGAATACTTATCCGCATTTATAAGTGAGCATAGAGAAATTATGTCATACGATAAATCCTCAGATTATATTTCAAAGAGATTGAAGGGAACATATAATCCAAGAATCAAAGGGATATAAAAAACCCACCGTCTAGAGCAAACGGTGGGTAAAAACAAACAACATTCAAAAAGAAGGGCACTCTTTCTACGTAGAGATCTTTTGTACTCCCTTCGACTAATTAAGAATTAACTAATCGGGAGAAGTAACTCAGAGATTCAT